GCCAAGCAAAGCGAATCCTTGCCCCCGGAAAATGCGAGGTTCACGGGAACGCCGTTTGCAAATATGTTCTTGATCCGTATTTTTGCAGCCGTCACCACGTCCATTTCGGAAACGCGCTTTATAATCATCGTATCACTTGCCCGCAATGGGGGCATATATGTTCGGCGTTATCGGTTGTGGAATTTTGGCCCGCCGTTTCTTCGTGGTCCGTTCCGTTGTCCTGCCCGTCCGAAGCGTCCGTGGTTTGCGAATAGTTCCCCTGCCCGTATTCCTGTTGCCTTGACGCTTCCTGCGCTTCCCTCTTTTCCGTATCGTCAAGCACACCGAAAGATTCGATTTCTTCGTCAATGTCGCCGAACATGGCTTCCAGCGTTTCGGTGTCGAAGCCCGGAATATCGAAGTCCCCGATTTCTTCAAGTATGGCGTTTATGTTTTCGAAATCGTCAAAGCCTAGCGTATAGATGCGGTTGTCCGCAATCATGAGTTTTTTCTTGTCCGCTTCGCTCATGCCCGTTTTCTTCAAGACCTCTACTTGTTTCCAGCCCGCAAATTTAGCGGCTTCCACAAGCCCGTTACCGCAATAAACAACGTTGTTTTCGTCGATGACTACCGGGCGTATTTGCCCGAACTTCTCGATGCTACGCGCAAGTTCCCTTATCTGCTTTTCGTTGTGCTTCCTTACGTTTTTCTCCGGGCTTTTGAGCGTGTCAATGTTTACTTTGGTAATCTTCATTTTTCTTCATCCTTCCCGTATAAATTATGGCAAACGTCCCCGAAATACCGACCGAAAGAACGGACCCGGCCACCTTCATTTCGGAAATGTCCGCCACGCTTCCAAATGCGAAAACAGGCAATCCGACAAGAACCGACAAAATAACGCCGTAAAAAACGCCACCCGCTGCAAGACGCTTGCCGAAAATGGTAAGCAACGTTACAAACAAGGTGGATGCCCGCAACGTGCCGTAAAAGAGGAATAGGCCCGTGACGGTGATGCCGGGGATGTTCGCAATGAGAATGCCGCAAGCCAAAAGCGCGAGCATTGAAAATCTCGCCGTCTTGAGGTCGCCCCGGAAATCCGAAGCCAGCGACGAAACCGAACAAAGGTTGCTATCCACCGACGATAAAAGACCGCTCAAAATCATGACTAGGAATAGGGCCATAAACCACGGCGGGAAATAACCTTTTATAAATTCAAGGTTCACGAATGAAGGGTCGTTTGCAGCGAAGCCGCTGCCACCCGCGACAATGCCGATAATTCCCATTGACAACGGGACCACCGCAAAAAGCATCGCCCCGAAAACAAAAGACTTGAACACGGATTTTCTTTTAATCGAGAAAGCCCGCTGCCAAAAACTTTGATCTCCGAACGGGCCACTAATAAGCCCGATGGCATTCGGAATACCGAAAGCAAGAGCAAGTTCCCATCCGACAAAATTCGACACGCCAGCAAGTCCGTCACGGGCCGTTTCTTTGCCTTCGAGGGTGAAAGTAAGGGCAACCGCTAAAACGGCTACAAGGAGCATCAGAAGCATTTGTACGGCGTTCGTCTTTACGCTCGATACTATCCCCGCCCGCTGCGAATAGGAAAACGCTATCATGGACAAGATAAAAGTCATGAGCCAAAAGGGAACACCCGTCACCGCCGAAAGCACCTTGCCGCCCGCTAACAACTGCACCCCGGTCGAGAATACCGCCAAGGCCCCCAACTGAAAGCGGTAAACGTTGCCCACGGCGCGGGACTTGTAGCGCATTTCCATGAACCCGGACAAGGTGACACCCGCCGGGAAAATGCGCCGCACCTTGTCCGCAAACGGAGCGAACAAAAGAAGGCAAAGGACGTTCGGGACAATAAACCATGCGAGACCCTGCCAGCCGTAGAGGTAGCCCCGCTCCGAACTTACAAAGAAGGCGGGTGCCCATATCCACGCTGCCGCGATAGACAAGGACCCGCTCAAGGGGCTTAATTTGCCGCCCCCGGTGTTGTACTGTCTTGATCCGTTTGCCCGGTCATCAATCGTCAAGAACAAGATAACGACCGTATAGGCAAATAGGATGAAAAGACCATCCAAGAAATCACCGACTTTCTTTTATTTTGTCTTGATCCAATCGCCCCAAATGGCACGGTGCAAGTAGTTTTTTTAAAACATAGGTTCATAATTATTTGTCGGATATGTCCTCATATCTTGGCTCGCCCTACTATACGAGAACAACATTATTTCAGACAGGTAGCACTTTTTAGTAGAACTGGCGCTATGCTTGGCGTGGCTGATAGGTATATTATCAGTTGACAACGATTTGTTGAACGCAAAGTAAAGTACGCCGTTAGCGTAAAAATAGAGCCTAAAAGTATTGCCTGAAATGCGCTTGCATACAACCGATATAAACGTCACTATAGCATGTCCACCAAACGAGTAACTGCATTTTGTCGGATTTGTTTGCCAAGGACCAGTCCCGATGCCAGCCGTATTGAACGCCTCCGCGTTACCGCCTAGCGCTAGCAGGGTGACGTAAGTAGCGTCGTTATACACGGAAAAAATCTCCGTATAAGGGTCAAAAAAATGAAATCGTCCTCCGTCTTGGTCGCTCATGTAATAAAATTGCAGGCTAAACACATCCAACTTTGTTATAGGGGCCTTTATCACAACATTTTTGTCACTGAACAAGCAGAATTTTTTTGACGCATTCCACTCAGATTTTATAGCCATCGTGTTAAATACTCCGTCACCAAAAGGAGTATTCGATCCGTAAGGCATCGCAAAATTACTCGAATCCGCGCTTTCCACGTTAGACGAAAGTAACTCTCCAGCGTGTATGTCAACAAAGTCGTCACTCGCAAAGAGGATTTCGGGTATCGCACTATCCGGCTTGACAAGCACTTTCCCGTTCGCCTTCAAGATTTTTCCGTTCGCCCTCAAGATCGTCATAATATCCCCCTTACATGATTCCGAAGCCCCGAAGCTGTACATTTCTCATGAGTACCGCGCTAAAGGTGCCGGAAATTTGAAAATCAATTTTTATCTTGTCATCAAATGAATGCACTGCATCAGCAGAAAAAGAGAATCGCTCACGTACAAATGGACTATTCGGGGTAACTTTTACTGAACGAGAATCAATCGTAATTCCTAAACCGGATCCCGAATCAGCACGCTCGTATACGATAAGAGAAAATTCAATGTCATTAGAAATCGTCTGTTGAGGGATAGCAAACTCAAATTCGAGCGTAAAATCAACGAGGCTATTATTACGTGCAAATGGTATATAACCAACAAAGAATTTCTCATTTGCATATTGAAACGTATAGGTTACATCTTGACCGTTTAAATTGTTTCCGTTCAAATCAAGGAAAGTCAAAATAGTTTGTCTAATATTGGGCGCAAGTTTCAAGAGCGTAATTGCATCGTCCGCAATCTTTGCATTTGTGACGTTCGCATCAGCAATCTTTGCGGTCGTAACGGCTCCGTCCGCAATCTTTGCATTTGTGACGTTCGCATCAGCAATCTTTACGGTCGTAACGGCGGCGGCTTGAATCTTATCAGTTTGTACGGAATCAGTTGCAAGCCTTGTCGCTCCGATTGCTGCGGGTGCGATTTTTTCGCGGGTCACCGCGCCGTCCGCAATCTTTTCTGTGGTTACCCCTCCGTCCTTTATTGATAAAGTAAACTCGCTCGAAGTTTCAGAAAGAGTCAGTGAGGTTTCGTCTGCCGCTAAATCCTTTACCGATTCCAGCTTTTCTTCGGTAACCGATCCGTCCGCGATCTTTGTGGTAGTCACCGCGCCGTCCGCAATCAATGTACTTGTAACGGCTCCTTCTTTCACGTCAAGAACGCCGTTTGCATCGGTCTTCATGGTATTTCCGACCTTGACGTGTCCAAGAGCGACGGTTGTCGCCACGCTTGCGGCGTGCTTTATGTCGGTTGCGGACGCTTCGCCCTGTGTGACTGCATAGGGGTTCCCCGAACCGTCCGCCAAGATCACGTAGCCTTGATTCTGCTTTGTGAGCAATTCAGTATAAGTTGCTTCGTTTATTTCTACCTTGTTTGCAGGTAAACTTGCTACCGGGAAAACGTCTGTATCGTAAAAAGCCTTGGTTTCGGAACTGAAATAGAATGCCATAATCACACCACCTTAATATCCGATTGCTAGCCAAAAGATTTGCACGGCCCCGTTCATGTCGTGAGCCGCCTTGAAGTGTCCAGCGGTGGAACTTTGAACGCGCACGCTTGCGGTCGAATCAATCGGCGTTATTGAAATGTTCGTGACTTTGTTCGGAAACGCGGTCGGGAAAAGAATATCGCCCGGTTCCGCTACGCCCGTGACGGTCGCCTTGCCCCATTGAATAATCATGCCGTTCGGCATCTTTTGAAAACCGTAATCGTCATGGATATTTTGGAACGTTGCGGACAAAGTTTCGGGTGTTATCGCATGCGTCGTGCTGGACCCGGCGCGGGCTTCTTCTTCGGTGGCCAACTGCACAAGACCCGTGCGTTCGTTCGTAGCCGTTCGCGCAAGAAGTCCGGCGGGTGTAACGGCCTTGTCAGCCGCCGTGCCCGCTTCCGTTTCCGCCGACGTCGCAAGTTCGACAACGCCAGCCGTTTCGGTTGTCGCGGGCGGGTTGAAAAAGTTCGTATCGCCAAGCGTGACGCTTGCAGGGTTCACGTTCGTAAGCAAAAATTCAATGTCAAGGTATGCCTGCGCCCCAGCCGCCTTCTGCAAGATGGGCACGTTCTGCGAGCATACCGCAAAGAGCGTTCCGCTTGCCGTGTAGACGCCAAATTCGAACAACGTATATTCATCGTTTGACGTGTCGCGTGCGTTGATATAGATAACGTTGTCGCCGACGTTGCCGCCCGCAAGCGCGTTGGCGGGAAGCCGCTTGAATTCTTCATGCAACGCCGTTTGGTCATGTGTGGGCGTGTACTGCCCACGTCCAAAACCGACTTGCGTAAGCACCACGGGGGCGGTGCCGTTGCGTTCGGCATTGATTACTTCCTCGATGCCTGCGTCTGTAACGATAATGCTTGCGTACATTTTACTTATCTCCACCCTTTAATTTAATCAAAATTTCGTCAAAGCGGTTGCGTTCATAGGCACATTCAAGGGCCAAACATTCGTCATAACGCAAAGATAGAATTTCGCCGCCGTCTTTTAGCGCGTCACGGCATACAAGGCCGTATTCAAAAGCGTCCAAGCCTTCGGCGGTAAACGCGGAAATAATCCTTTGAGCAATAAGCCCGATGTGGAACCGAGCCTTTCCGCCTTTTTCCTTGACTGCATCCTTGAATTTGTATTGAACAAATTTCACCTTTTCCCACGCCTTGAAAACGGATTCGGGGATTTCCCCGATTTCTTCCTTCAAGTTCTCGTCCGAAGTCTGAATTGTCCCGGTTGCCGCATAGACGGTGGACCAACGGCGTGAACTGCTACCATTGGAAAGCGCGTTGTCGTTCGATGGGCGGATTTGGTCGGCCATGACCTCGATACCCTTTCCAGCATTGGAACTTCCATCCTCGCAAGCGTACACGCGCACAACGCCCTTTATTCCGAGGTTAGTGCTGCCAGCCGCCGAAGCCGAAGAACTTGACATTACGCTGCATTGCAAGTATCCGACACGCGCACCGACCGTTTCATCGGTGTAGTCAATCTTGCCGTTGTCGGCCATGAAATTGATTTGCGCAATCATATCATTGGGCAATACGCTTTTAGTTGTCCCGACCTTCGCCCCGCGAGACTTGAACAAGTTAAAGGCCGCTCCAGCGGTATCGTTAGAGAAACGGGCTATCGTCTTTTGTGCGGCCCCGGTTCTTGCCGTAAATTCAGCGGACAAGCCCGAAGGATAGAACGAAATATTTTCCGCACCCTCCGCATTTATCATACGGCCCTGTTCATCAATGGCTACGCCGTGATATGAACTTGTATTCACGCCCACCGGGAAATAATAGCTTTGCCGCAAGTTCAATGCGATCACATGGCAGAGCCGCTGCCCCTGCGTGTCGCCCGTTGCGATCTGCAAGCAAAGACGGGGACACCCGTTAATTTCCGTAAAGAAAAGGGATTCGGGTTCGTAGTAAGTGGTGCCTACATCTTCGCCGATTTCCTTGCCCACGGAAACATCGCGGTATTCGTCAACCTCGTTTCCATACATATCGTAAACGTAGATGGTATGCCCGACGTTTACGCCGATTCCTCCGGCCAAGAAATAGATAAAGCGGTCATCGCAAGCGATACCCTGCAAGGCGCGTTCAACGCCGCTACCCGTGTCATGAGTAAATTCGGCGGTAAACTCATGGATGAACTTGTTCGAATAATCGCCAGCCGAAGTAAAGTCTGAAACCTTGAAAATACGGACCTTGAATTGATTGCCCGAAAGATTGTACTTTGCGACAAGGTATTTGCCCGAATAGGAAACGCAAACGGTTGTCGCCTGTGAAGAGTTTGCGACTTCGGGGAACAAGTTAAATACTTCTATTCCCGAATCGACGCTTGTACCGTTGCCCGTCGGCGGGTTGAAACGAACCGCCTTTGTACCGCGTGAAGTAATCGAAGCCGTGCCGACGTTGTTATAGGCAACGGACCCCCAAAGTTTTACGGAGCCGCCCGACCTGTATTCAATGCCGAGGCCTTGATTTCCTACGTAGTTCGATTTTGTAGAGTAGGCCGTCGAATCAATCTTCAATGCCCCGCCAAGTTTCGTGAACGGGAAACGGTTGATGACCGCTTGACCATTCGTCGTAAGATGCAGAGTGTAAAGGTAGCGGTTCACGGAATCTACCACGGCACCCTGCACGACGTTTCCCGGATTTTCGCCCTTGCGAACAACATCAGCGGCGAGCAACGCGCCGCCACCACGCGAGAACTCCGAAAAGTCACGGCGGATATTCAAGAAGTCCTTTGCGGTCCCGCCGAACTTGAAGAAGTCATAGACGGGTTTTACCGTTACGTTACCGACCTTGAATAAACCGTTGTAATAATTGTTCCCGGTAGGACGTGCCGTGACGACGTAGGTTTTCCCGTACAAGTTCACGTCACGCCCTGTAAAGGCATTTTCCAACGAAGTAAACGCCGCCGTGTCGTTAGTGCTGCCGTCACCCTTCGCGCCAAAATCGAGCATGTTCAGAACGTCGCCGAAACGGTCTTGAAGCCTACGGCTTGAAGTTCCGCCCGTGGCCTTGACGGACGCTTTCGAAATGTAGCCCGTATAGTTGGGCAACATGGTTTTAAGTTTTAGCGGGGTTACGGCTTTGTTATCGTCGGTTCCGCCATCTGTTTCTGCTTGAGTGGCAATCTCGATAACGCCACTTCGCGTTTCTGTTGCCGTCACGCTTTGCAATGTCGCTGGTGTAATGGCTTCCGTATTGTTGGATCCCGCTTGCGCTTCGGCTTCGGTTGCAATGGCTATCAAGCCGCGCCGCCCCTGTGTCGCCGTGACTGCCTTCAATGCTGCGGGAGTGATAGCCTTTTCCGCATCCGTTCCCGTTTGCGCTTCCGCATTGGTAGCGAGTTCGACAACACCCTTGCGCGTTTCCGTCGCCGTGACCTGTTGCAAGTTTGCCGGGGTGAGTGCGCGTGTGTTATCTGTTCCCGCTTGTGCTTCGGCATTGGTGGCGATTTCGATAACGCCCTTGCGTTCGGTGGTCGCCGTCACTTTCTGCAAGTTCGCCGGGGTAACAATTCGCGTGTTGTCCGTGCCCTCCTGCGCTTCGGCTTCCGTCGCGATTTCCGCAATGCCGGGGTTCGTTTCGGTGGCATACGGATAACTGAACGCAACATCGCCGAAAGAAATACTTTGTACGTTCACGCCTTGGAGCTCAATTCCGCATTCGAACTGCGCGACCGAAGAAATGGTCTTTTGTAGAATCGGGGTTCCCGTCTGCGAATAGACGGCAAACAATGTACCGTCCGAAAGGAAAAGGCCAAATTCATAGACTGAATAAGAATCGGACGAAATGTCCTGCGCCGCCACGTGTATCGCATGATCGTTGTTAGTGCCGCCCGAAATAACGGGCAAACGCTTGATCTCGTTCTGCAAAGCAATCTGCGAAGCGTTCGCGCTATATTGTCCGCTGCCAAAGGCAATTTGCGAAATGACAACGGGAGCGGTTCCCGTCTGTTCGGCATTGATGATTTTCTGCAATCCTGCATTCGTCAATACAATGTTCATAAGTCCTCCAATTATTCGGCGGTTCCAAGAATGTTTCTAATAATAACGGGGCGCACACCCGGCACAACGGCAAGCCCGACGCTCGTTTCTTCGCTGTTCACGTTTACGCCCTTCACGCGGGCATAGGCGAGTTTTCGATAAAGTCCGATAGCCCCGATTTCCCCGGAATATCTAATCTGCAAAATGAAATCGTAATGCGAGCGCACGGGTTTCGCATCGTCGATAAGCCCGAACAAATCTTCCTGCAATTCGCTTTCAAGCACACCGTCGTAATGGTTCAGACTTGCAATGACCTTGAACGTGTGCGGCGTTCCCTTCGGCGTTTCCTGCCACCATTCCGTAATGCTGGTATAAGAGCCGATAGTTTCGATGGCCTTCTTTACCGCTCCGAGCGTTCCGCGCTTGCGCTTCTCACGTATTACGTTGTTTAGAACGTTACGCTTGATTTCAATAGGCCACGATTGCCGCCAAACGGACGCATCCCACGCCGCCGCCATGTGGTCCAACTGCTCCGAGGTAAGGCTATCCAGCCGAATATAGATAGACGGAATATCTACTTTTCCCGAAACTTCCTGCAAGGCCGGATCGAGCGCGGCGGCACTAGCCTTGACGTTCGAATCCTTTACAAGGTTCTCCGGGATAAGCTGCGAAAGTTTGACGTCCTTGATTTCTGTCATGGCGTTACCCTTCCACGTAACCGTCAAAAACTACTGTCACGCCTTCGTCCTTGTCGCATTGAGCCACCTGCGTTTTCGTCAGTTCTCGAAAAGCGTTAGGCGAAAACGGGTGTTCTTGGCTATTGTTAAGTCGACAAGCCCCGGCGTTCATCACGGCCCGTACGAGTTCGGCGGGAACAATGTCACGACCTATTTTCCCTTGCTGCCAAAGGCGGTAATTTTCCACGGCTTCCGTAACGGCTGCTTGAATTGCCGTTCCCTTATTTTTGTCCGAGTTTTTGATAAAGTAATGAACTTCTATCGTGTATGTCACCGCTTCCGCTTGAAGCGCGTGTACATCGTCAGTCAACGGGCGAACATCTTCATCACTTAAAGTTTCAAGCACCTTGTCAAGTAACGTTTGGTCGGGAATTACGCCGCCTTCCAATAGCGGGTAAACGTTGACTACACCCGGAGTGGGCGAATCAACGGAAACGTCAATGATCGCGCTTGAAACGCTTTGCGTATAAAAGATATAAGCCTTGATTGGTCCGGCAACTGAAAATGCGTTCGGGGCGAGCCGGATTCTTTCTGCATAGTCCTCGTCGCTTTCAGCATCCGCGCCGCCATACGTCTCGTTCGTGTTTTCCGCCATATCCACAAATGTCATTGGCCTTACAATCGTCGTCAGTTGCCCCGGCAAATATCCATTACCCGCAACACCTGCAACCGTGCAAGACGCGGCAACATCGCCCGTAAGGTCGCCAGCCGCAATAATCAATTCTTCGTCAGTAGCAAACGTCACGATCCCGTTCGTGATTTCCGTTCCCGCCGGGATGATGTAAACTTCTTCGAGTGCTTGTGACAAGGTAAAGCGTATGTTCGTCACCGCCTTCGAAGCGGGCAACCGCTTTACCAAAATATATTCTCCGAGCGCGTCCAAGTATTCCCCGGTCGCATAACTCAAGAGGTTATTTTGTGCGGCCATGTTGATCAAGACGCGCTGCTGGATGATTTCGGCTGCAACAGACAATAGGAAAATACGGATCGGGTCGGCGGTCGCCAACGTGCGCCCCGCCGCCGCTTCGTAACCGCTTACGATTTCGGCCTTGATAGCTTCCGGGTCGGTCTGTACAAACGAAACTTCGGGCAAATCCCAACGGGGTAAAACTTCGGCCATGGTCTAGCCTCCTTGTTCATCAATATAGATTCTTACGCGAGGTTTGAGTATGCCCTGCTCCGCAAATTCTATATTATTTTCGGGTTGGTCAAACTTTATTGACAAGATTTGTGCGCGGGGTTCCTGCCTTGCGATAGCGTCATTTACGGCAATCTTCAACATATCCATAGCGACAGGCAGCGGCTTTCCCACGTAGTCCCAAGAAATGCCTATATTGCGTTCGAGCGGCACCGAACCGACGACAGTATCAAGAATCGTGCGCACATTCTGCATGACTTCTTTCGCCACCGTTGATGGGGCGAAATCCACCTTGTCCGTAAGTGATACTTCGTATTCCATTTTTTACCCCGTTTCCATAAGTGAAAAAGTAAGTTCAGCACCGATACACACGCCAAGACCTGTAAAGAACTTTCGATTTTCTTCGATACTTTCAATAACATATTTACCCATGATCTCGCCACCAATGATAAGCGTGTGCGCTTCGCCCTGCTCCAGCAACTTTGTATAAAGAAGAATTGCAGCCGCGACGGGAACGTG